GCTATTATACTTGCAGTAATAATGGCATTTGTATGTACAGTAGCAGCAAGAGAATCTAGATATTACCATAATCAAGGTAAAAGATTCTTATTTGACTGATATTTTGAACCCCACAACCCATGTCCAGAGTCTACATTAACTAATCAGGAACGATTAGGCGTCACAGTGTGTGTAAAGTTGGTCACGGGTCACTGTTAAACAGAGTTCGCTTAAGCTTAGGCTTAAGTTAGTAGTGTATTAACCTTGACTTGACTGCAAATAAAGGTTGTGTGGTTTAATCTGTATGAGTCAGTAAAAGAATACCGTGTGAACCCCAGGTGGTATTAGCAAGATGGTTCTTTTACTAGGCTTATACTTTAATAAGATATGCCATCGTGCCTCATGAACATCCGAAGAAATCAATAGATAAACTATTAGATATGCGAGAAATATAGTAATGAGTATATATCTTATATATCTTATATATCTTATTAAATAAAACAAATGTTTAATTAAAGTAATAAAATATGAAAGATAATAGTAAATTAAGTGATGTAAGTTGGTTGCGTGTGGTGTTATTTATAGTGGTTTGTGTGCTATTATCATCATGTTCATACAATATGACACCACGACAAGCAGAAATAAATTATGAATTAGAGAAAGCATACCTAGAGTATAGTTATCAAAGAGATTCATTATTTGTTGAGTATAACAAAGTATTAATTAATAAAGAATAAAATTATGGAAGTAAGTAGCGAAATGTTATTATATTTGCTGACATTTGCAGTTGGAGTATTTGTAGGTCTTATCATCATGACTGAAGTAAAAGCTAAACAGAATGATAAATTACTAGTTAATTTACTTGACTTAGATGATAATATACACAAATATAAGACTGAAGTACAGCAATTAATAATAGAAAAGAGAAATGTTGAGATAGAGCTTAAGTTATATAAAATAAGGGAAGAACAACTTAAAGAAGTAGGTAAATTCCTTGAATCGTGAGCAAATATCAACATGTAATCGACGAAATTTCACCTAAAGAGTGTGAAATAGTAACTCCACCAAGATCTGATTGGCGTGAAAAGGTTTATCCACCGCCAACAATTTGGGTTAGTAAAGAAACATTAAAAAAAAAGAGAAAGTATGGCAAAAAAGAAAGAAAACAAGTGGAAAAGCTATGGTGTACCCATTGCGGAACCATTATCAGGAAATAAAGATTCTGCATTTTTTGATATTGATATGGATCCTCAACGTAAAGAGGATGAAACTTATGAAGATTATAAGACCAGACGAAAAGAAATAAATAAACGAATAAAATTACATTTAAGAGGGCGAAAGATTAACTAAATTAGTTATCTTTGCTACCCTTTTAACAACTCAACACTACCTAGAAATACAATGTATTAATAGAGTAGGCAATGTTGGAATGTGCTTCAAAAAGAGAGAGTATCATGGTGCTCGAAACTGAATTCAGTTCTAGGTTCGAATCCTTACTACTCTATAAATACATTTTAATAACATTTAAAGATAAATGCAAATGGATATATCTAACCAGATATTAAGCGACATAGTCGTCTTCAATAAATACGCCAAGTTTATGCCTGAAAAAGGTAGAAGGGAAACCTTCAGTGAAATATGTAATCGTTATCAAGATATGATGATTACTAAACATCCTAACATAGCCAAGGATATAAAAGAAGCTATGAAATTTGTAAAAGATAAGAAAATACTACCTTCGATGAGGGCTATGCAGTTCGCGGGAGCTGCTATAACTAAGTCAGAATCAAGGATTTACAACTGTGCATATTTACCAATAGATGATTACAGAGCTTTCTCTGAAATTATGTTCCTTTTACTAGGAGGAACAGGTGTTGGATATTCAGTACAATATAAACATGTAAGAAACTTACCAGAAATAGTTAAACCACAAAAGAGTCAGAAATATTTAATTAGTGATTCTATTGAAGGTTGGGCTGATGCTGTAAGACATCTAGTTGGAAGCTTTCTGGGAATAAGAAAGACGAAGCCATTATTTGACTTCTCTGATATTCGTCCGAAAGGGTCCCGACTAGTAACTGCTGGGGGTAAAGCTCCCGGTCCTGAGCCGTTGAAAACGTGCTTATATCATTTAGAAACATTATTAAACAGAAAACAAACAGGAAGTTCTCTTAAGCCTTTGGAGGTACACGATATGGTGTGTTATATCGCTGACGCTGTGCTTGCAGGTGGTATTAGGAGAGCAGCATTGATCTCATTATTCTCAATGGATGATGAAGAAATGCTAACAAGTAAATATGGAAATTGGTGGGAGCTGAATCCTCAAAGAGGACGGGCTAACAACAGTGCAGTTATTCGTAGACACCGAATCACTCGTTCTGAGTTTAAGACATTTTGGACGAAAGTTCAAGAGTCTAACGCAGGCGAGCCGGGTATGTATTTCACTAATAATAGTGATTATGGTACAAACCCTTGTTGCGAGATTGCCTTAAAACCATTCCAATTTTGTAATCTCACTGAGGTTAATGTATCAAATATTGAGTCACAAGAAGATTTATCGAAGAGGTGTAAATTAGCATCACTACTAGGAACACTACAAGCTAGTTTCGCGAACTTCCATTATCTTCGACCAATATGGAGAACAACAACTGAAAAAGACGCCTTAATTGGTGTTGGGATGACAGGAATAGGAAGCGGTACGATTTTGAAGTATGATTTGAACCAGGCAGCGAAAGTTGCAATGGATGCCAATGAATACTATGCAAAGTTATTAGGTATCAATAAAGCAGCGAGGGTAACGACTATTAAACCTTCCGGAACTACGAGTTGTGTATTAGGGACATCTTCAGGTATACATGCGTGGCATAACGACTATTATATTAGACGTATGCAATGCACTAAAGATGAGGAATTATATAAGTATTTGGCCAAAGCTCATCCTGAGTTGGTTGAAGATATGAAACTAATACCAAACTCTGCAGTAATTGAGATCCCTCAAAAGGCTCCTGCCAACTCCATTTTACGACATGAAGAAACAGCACTTCAATTACTTGAACGAGTTAGAGTATTTAACTTAGAATGGGTAAGAGAAGGACATCGAACAGGAGATAACACAAACAATGTATCAGCCACTGTATCCATTAAAGAAAATGAATGGAAAGAGGTTGGTGACTGGATGTGGAAAAATAGAGACACATTTAATGGTTTAAGTATATTACCATTTGATGGAGGATCTTATATACAAGCTCCATTCGAAAACATTTCCAAGTCAAAATATTACTCTATGATAAATGAGTTACAAGCTATTGACCTTCGTAAAATCAGAGAAAAAGATGATAATACAACAAGGAGCCAAGAAATAGCATGTGCTGGTGGATCATGTGAAATAGTTTAACATAACAGAATCTACAGGCAATTTATTAATTTAAAATAGAAATGTTATGATGAAAGTAGTATTAGTAATGATAGGTGTGTTCTTATTTATTGCAGCTGTGGGTTTATTAACCTATAACGATCAATAAGATGGGACACATGAAATGGATTTCTACTCTAGACAATAATGATCTCGAGAGTATGAAACAAGTAATAAAACTGTGTAAGGAAGAATCTAAAGACAAAGGAATCTTTCAAAACAGTGAATATGAGATCAGTTATTTACAAAACGTTGTCCATTATTTAGAAACAAGCGAGGTAACAAGTTACTTAGCAGATCTAGTAGAGGATGATTTATTGATGGAGGATCTTGGAGGTCTTCCTAGTTTTGAAGATACAATGAATTTAGTAAAAGAACAACAAAAAGAAGAGAAATGATATGATAAAGCTAATTTGTGCACACCAAGACATAGACCCTGTCTTTGAATGTGTGAGTATGAATGAAGCTGTAAGTTATTTATCTGAACAAACTGTACTTGGCGTCGATACTGAAACAGAAGGCAAAGATTTCTTAACAAAGAAAGTTGTTATGTTTCAGATCGGTACTAAGGACGTTCAGTATGTCATTGATACAAGATACATTGGTATTGAACCTCTTATTCCAATTCTGGAAAATCCTGATATTGTGAAGATATTTCATAATATTAAATTTGATTATAAATTCTTAAAAAGCTGGTGGAATGTGGATATTAAAAATCCATATGATACTATGCTGGCTGAAGGTGTAATTAACTGTGGTAAACTTAATGTAGGTTACTCACTTAATGCACTGACACAGAGATACTTAAGTAAAGAATTAAATAAAGAAGTTCGTAACAAGTTTGTTGGACTAGACGGTAAACCTTTTAATACTGAACAAATATTATATGGCGCTGAAGATGTAGAGCACCTTATAGATATTAGAGAACAACAATTAGTAAAAGTTAAAGAATTAGACCTTGAGAAGGTTCTGCACTTAGAGAATAATGCAGCTTTAGCTTTTGCTGATATTGAGTTTAATGGATTAAACTTTGACTCAGAGAAATGGTTAGCAATAGCTGATAACTCTGAAGTTGAAGTAATAGGCATGGAAAAACAATTAGATGATATGATATATGCATTAAACCTTAATAAGTTTGTGAAGACATCATTCCAAACTGATATGTTTATTCCCGCTGAAAAGATCCGTAAGATAGATATTAAATGGTCAAGCCCTACCCAAGTACTGAAAGTCTTTAAGGAATATGGTTTAGATATTGAAAAGGTTAATGCCTTTGAACTATCTAAGTTTAAGCATAAGGCATTCATTAATAAATATTTAAAGTATAAAGAGAAACAAAAGGTTGTATCAACCTATGGTAAATCTTTTCTTAAATATGTTATGAAAGACGGTAAGGTAAGAACTAGTTTCTGGCAAATACTCAATACCGGTCGTGTATCAAGTGGTATGAAATCAGATAATAAACCTAACATGCAGAATATACCTGCAGATAATAAATTTAGAAATTGTTTTAAAGCAAGAGAAGGATATAAATTAATATCTGTAGACTATTCAGGTCAAGAGTTAGGTATTATAGCTTCAGGGTCCAAAGATCCTGTATGGATGAAAGCACGTAAAGAAGAAGCAGATCTTCACAGTATATGTGCTGATATGGTATTTAAAGAGAAATGGCGTGAAGCCGACGCTGATGAGAAAAAGAAACTTAGAACTGCAATCAAGACTATTAACTTCGGTCTTGCTTATGGTATGAGTAAATTTAAATTATCAGATACTCTGCAAATAACAGTCGATGATGCGGAAGCATTAATTAATCAATATTTCAGTGAATTCCCTAAAATTGGTGGGTTCTTGAATAGTTTGGGTAATTATGGTACGCAACATGGATTTATTCGAACTTTTAAACCTTTTAGGAGGATTAGATGGTTTGAGAACTGGCACAATGGTATGAGTCCTCGAAAAGATTTCAAGGAATTTGGTGCTATTGAGCGTGCAAGTAAAAATACTCCAATTCAAGGAACTGGTGCAGATATGATTAAGTTAGCAATGATTATGATTAGAGATAAGATTAAGACATTAGACTATCCTGCATATTTAGTAACACAGGTCCATGATGAAATAGGTGTAGAAGTTAGAGAAGATAAAGCAGAAGAGTGGGCAGAGATTCAAAGTGAATTAATGCGTCAAGCTGGTGCTGTAATCATCCCTGATTTTCCTATGGGTGTAGATTATACTATAAGTAAAGAGTGGTGTAAATAAAATTAAATAATATGAGTGCAAATGAAACAAAAGACAAGATTCAACGCAAAGGGTTGAATAAGTGGTGGTCTTATCCAGTTAATGGAAAAGGAACATTACAATATGCTACAGGTGTTGGTAAGACAAGATGTGGTGTATTAGCAGCGGCCCTAATAGCGAAAAAATCAGGTATGGATTGTAACATTTTAATTTTAACACCAACTGAAACTATTAGAGACCGTGCATGGAAAGAAGAATTTAAGAAATGGGGACATATGGATGTATATAATACATGTGTAGAAGCTGTATGTATACAAACTGCATATAAATATATAGGACATCATTATGATTTAGTCATAGCAGATGAAATACATAATTATATAGCTCCAGAGTATTTTAATTTCTTTTCACGAAATAAGTATGATAAAGTTTTAGGACTGTCTGCTTATATAGATCCTGTTAAAATGCCGTTATTAAATGCTGTTGCACCAATATGTGACAGACTTAATACGCAGAAAGCAAGAGATTTAAAACTAATTAGTGATTTCACAATATATAATATACCATTAAAATTATCTGGGGCTGAGAAAAAGTCTTATACTTCAGCTAATAATTCATTTAATGGCTTGTTCCCTTTCTTTGATAGGGACCTTAAGT